TACTATGAACCAGCTATGGGTAGACAAAATGCGCAGTTTATTCCCGCAGAAGATTTGATTGTAGCTTACGGATCTTCAGATATAACAACAGCTTCACGTGTAACACATGTTATGAGAAAGACAGAAAACGAAGTTAAGTTTTTACAAGTTAATGGGTTTTATTCATCAATTGATTTAGGTGACCCAGGGTTTTCTCGTACATCTATACAGAAGAAGAAAGATGAAGCTGAGTGTGTAAATATATCTGAGGATGATAGATATGAGTTACTTGAGATGCATGTAGAGTACGATTTAGGTGAAGACCCTAATCAGATTGCTCTACCGTATGTTATTACTATTGAGCGTAGCTCTATGCAGATTCTATCTATTTATCGTAATTGGAAAGAGGATGATGAGTTAAAGCGTAAACGTAACCACTTCGTACATTATACTTATATACCAGGGTTTGGATTTTATGGATTTGGACTTATTCATTTACTTGGCGGGCATGCTAAGTCTAGCACTTCTTTACTTCGACAGTTAGTCGATGCAGGAACATTAAATAATTTACCAGGTGGACTCAAGACTAGAGGCCTTCGCATTAAAGGTGATGATACTCCTATAATGCCAGGAGAGTTTCGGGACGTAGACGTGCCAGGTGGAAAAATCCTTGATAACATAACTTTTCTCCCGTACAAGGAGCCATCACAGACTCTTTTGGCATTATTCCAGAATATAGTTGATCAAGGTAGAAGTATGGCTGCGATCTCTGATTTTAAATCAGTAGATTTAAATAGTGAGGCGCCTGTAGGGACAACTCTTGCAATACTTGAAAGAATGTTAAAAGTTATGAGTGCTGTGCAAGCTCGTATGCATAACACCATGAAGATGGAGTTTAAACTCCTTAAAAATATAATCGCAGATCACACATCAGAGGAGTATGAATATGACGCAGATGATGAAGCAATCAAACGACAAGACTATAGTGAAGTTGAGGTTATCCCAGTTAGCGACCCCAATGCTTCAACTATGTCAATGCGTGTGGTTCAATATCAAGCTGCGCTACAGTTAGCACAACAATCTCCTCAATTATATGATTTACCATTACTACATCAACAGATGTTACAAACATTAGGTATTAAAGATGCTCAAAAACTTGTACCTACTGTTGAAGATATGTCACCAAAAGATCCAGTATCAGAGAATATGGCTATAATGACAGGTAAACCTGTAAAAGCGTTTCTTTATCAAGATCACGAAGCACATATCCAAACACATATGTCAGCTCTACAAAACCCACAAATTGCTCAGTTAGTTGGTCAAAACCCAATGGCAGGGGCGATACAAGGTGCAGCTATGGCACACATCGCAGAACACGTAGCTATGCAATACAGAGTAGAAGTCGAGAAACAAATGGGTGTACCTCTACCACAACCAGATGAGAAAATGCCAGAGGATGTTGAAAAAGAAGTATCTAAACTTATGGCTCAAGCATCTATTCAGGTACAACAACAATCTGCTGCTGAAATTGCGCAACAACAAGCACAAGCTGCAGCGCAAGACCCTGTTGTACAAATGCAACAACAAGAACTTGCATTAAAACAACAACAATTACAACAAAAGACTCAGAAAGACTTTGTAGATGCAGCACTTAAGAACGAGAAGATTGAAGCTGATAAAGCAATAGCAGGTGCTAAGTTAGGTGTTGAGTTAGCTAAACAAGAAAAAGATTTAACAGAGAAACAAAAACTCGAAGGGGTAAAACTAGGATTAGATATCGCAAGAAGTACAGACGATAAAGCCCTAGGTCAATAATCTAAATAGGAGGGAATATGGCATCTATAGAAGACGAGTATAAAAAAGAATTACGTAAGATAATGAATGACTACGCTGACACTGTTTCGACAGGGGGCGCACAAGACTACTCACAATATCGGCATCTTGTGGGGGTGATAGAGGGGTTAGCAATAGCGGAAAGAGCCTTTCTTGATTTAGCTGATGCTGCAAATAAAACAGAGGACATTTAAATGACAGATATAAGTGTTGAGAAGACTCTTGCCCGTGTGGAAGAGTTGAAGGATAAATCCCTTCGCCTACCGAAACCTTCAGGATATAAAGTGTTAGTAGCACTACCAAAGATAGAAGAAAAAACTTCTGGAGGTATTATTAAAGCTCAAAGTACCGTAGATAGAGAAGCCACAGCAGCTAACGTTGGGTTTGTTCTAGAAGTTGGCCCCGATGCGTATACAGATAAGGAGAAGTTTCCAACTGGTGCTTGGTGTAAACAAGGAGATTTTGTTGTTATGCGATCCTATTCTGGGACTCGTATGTCAATAGATGGTGAGGAGTTTCGTATGATTAATGATGATTCCGTAGAGGGCGTTGTAGCAGACCCCCGTGGATTCGGTAGAGTATAGGAGATATTATGGCTACAGAGGAAAAAATAGAAGAAAAGCAAGAAGATCAAGTTGAATCTCAAGAGGTAGAGTTTGAAATAGAAGACGATATGCCTGAAGAGGATAAAGCTGTTCTTGCAAAAGACAAAGAGAAAAAAGAAAAGCCTAAGAAAGCTAAAAAGTCTGACGAAGAAGATGAGTTAGATAAGTATAGCGATGATGTTCAAAAGCGTATTAATAAATTAAAACGTGAATACCATGATGAGAGAAGGGCTAAAGAAACTAAAGATAGAGAGATGCAAGAAGCTATTCGTTATGCTGAAGCTGTAAAAAAAGAAAACGAAAAGTTAAAGAAGAGTCTGTCTAAAGGTGAAAGTACTTTACTTGAAGAAGCAAAAGCTAGAGCCGATATGGCTTTAGAGTCGAGTAAAGCTCAATATCGTAAGGCTTATGAGGATGGAGATGCTGATGCAATGGCAGAAGCACAGTCTAAAATCGCAGATGCTACATTAATGCGTAATAAATGGGCTGACTATGATCCTCAGTATAAAGAAGAAGCTTCAAAAGAGTCTTTACAAGAATCTCAAAATGTGTATAATCAAACTAATAAAGTCCCTGAACCAGACGAAAAAGCTAAAAAATGGTTTAGCGAAAATAAATGGTTTGGACAGGATGACGAAATGACTGCCTTTTCTTATGGGCTGCATGAAAAATTAGTAAAAAGCGGAATTGATCCTAGAAGTGATGAATATTACGATAGGATAAATGAAAGGCTAAGACAAGTCTTTCCTGACAGATTTGAGAACAACGAAGAAGACGACTCTGATCTGGTGGAAGCAAAAACGTCTAAAGCCAAAATTGCACCGAGCAACGTGGTTGCCCCTGTGAAGCGGAACCCGTCTTCTAAAAAAATTACGTTAACGGCTACTCAAGTTAGTATGGCTAAGCGATTGAATGTACCTCTCGAAGAGTATGCAAAACAAGTAGCACAACTTAATAGATAAAAGGAGATGAAGATGGCACAAGCTAAAAACCGCACTAGTAGGGAACTAGATACACGTAACAAAACACAAAGAGCGAAAAACTGGGTACCTCCACAACAGTTACCTGACCCAAACCCTGAAGACGGATTTAGGTTCCGTTGGATAAGGACTTCTTTATTGGGGCAGAGAGATGACAGAAATGCATCTATTAAACTGCGTGAAGGATGGATACCTGTCAAAGCGGAAGATCATCCAGAGATTGTTACTCAGTATGGATTTACTGGTAATAATGATGGAAACATCGAATCTGGTGGATTGATGCTTTGTAAGATACCGACTGAAACTGCTGAGAGTAGAAATGCATATTATGCAAACCAAAACTCACAACAGATGCAAGCGGTAGATAACAATTTTTTGCGAGAAAACAATCCTCGTATGCCGCTCTTTAGTGACAAACGGTCGACTGTTTCTCGTGGTAACGGTTAAATTTTGATTTTAGGAGTTTATTATGGCTTATCCAACTGTTGACGCTCCATATGGTTTAGTCCCAATTAATTTAATTGGTGGCCAACCTTATGCTGGCTCTACAAGGCAGATGAAGATTGCTTCTGGTTATGCTACTGATATCTTTAATGGTGATGTCGTCAAGCGTGCAGCTGACGGTACTATCCAAAAAGAGACAGGCACAGCCACAGTCACTGCCACAGGTGTAATTGGTGTTTTTGTAGGTGTTTCTTACACAGACCCAAATACAGAACAAAAAGTATTTAAGCAATATTACCCAGCTAGTACAGTCGCTTCTGACATTATGGCTTATGTGGTCGATGACCCAGACGCTTTATTTAAAGTTGCTGTTGTATCTTCTGGTACAACTATTGCAGGAACCGCATATGGTTCAATCGGAAGTAACGCAGCGTTAGTACAAAATGCAGGAAGTACAAAAAATGGCAACTCTAAAGTTGCTATTGGCAGTGTTGCTACTACATTATCATTACCAATAAGGATCGTTGACGTAGTCCATGAGACTGAAGATGCATCTGGTAATTACCCCGAAGTAATCGTTAAGTGGAACACACCGCATGAGGACAGTAATGTCGCTACAGGTGGTCACGCTTATATGACTGCTACAGGCTTATAATAAGGAGTATAAATAATGGCTATATCACGCGCACAATTATTAAAGGAACTCCTACCAGGTTTGAATGCCTTATTTGGTTTGGAGTATCAAAAATATGGGGAAGAGCATAAAGAAATCTTTGACCAAGAATCTTCAGAAAGAAGTTTTGAGGAAGAAGTAAAGCTCTCAGGTTTCAGTGCAGCACCAGTTAAAGACGAAGGTGCAGCAATATCTTACGACAATGCTCAAGAAGCATGGTCTGCTAGATACAACCATGAGACAATTGCTCTTGGATTTTCAATTACAGAAGAAGCTGTGGAAGATAATCTATATGATAGTTTATCAAGCAGATACACTAAAGCTCTTGCTAGAGCAATGGCGTATACAAAGCAAGTTAAAGGTGCTGCAGT